TCAGTACCATGATACTCAACTGAAGACGTATCAAGGTGTGCTACTTGTCCTTCAGCATGACCATGCTCACTACATAGTTCTTCTACTTGTTCATCAGTCAATGGAACGTCTGACTCTACAGTCCATGTCCTTATGTCAACTGACTGCTCCTCATGTGTATATCTATACTTCACAGAGTCCTCCTCTAGTTGTTCAAGTCTTTCTATCATCTGCTTATACTGTTCATCATTACGTTGAGTACACCCATCAAGACCTAACATATCTTTGATAGCATACTTAATCTTTAGTAGTTCTAGTTTAAAACTTTGGGTCATATAATACTCCTTCATCTTTGAGTCTACCATAATAGGTAGCACGTTGTCTATAAAAATCTGCTTGCTCACTATTCTCATCCCACTCATGCTCATACTGTAGCTTACGTGCTAACTTAAACTCAGCTACAACATCAGCTAGATGTTCTGTTCCGTCTATTGGTTCTATGTACATACTCATTGTGTCTCCTCTCTCTCGTTAATGTAATCATTAAGACAATCTCTCAGCTCTATCAGTTGGTCATTAGTCCATATGTCCCTAGCTAAATACATAGTCCTTATAGTATTCTCTTCGTATGGTTTAACTTTGATAAGAGAATTATACTGATACTGCTCATGCTCTGCCCTATTGTATTGGTATCCATGTCCCATGTCTTCATTAGTTTTCCAATGTTTCATACTACTTAACTCCTACTGTTTAACCTACTATTTAATACGTCTGTTATTTTAACTTGGTTGTCTAACTTATGTAAAGCATTCTTAAAAGCCCTTACTAAATGTACAATATCCATGTCATGTATCTGAATAGGTTCTTCCCTACTTGCTGAGTGATATAGAAACCCCTCTAGTATATCGTTAGGTACTCTCTTCTCTTCTATTACTTCTATTGTTTTTATTATCTTACTTAGTTTCATATTGTATCTCCTTCTAGTTGTTAATCATATATAATAAATTCCACCACGTGTAGTAGCTACTGAATGGATTTATAAAACCCATAGTAATTACTAGCATGAATATAAATAATAGTCCATCTCTAAATACAGTCCATGCTAAATCTTCATCTCTCATTAGTACCTCCTTATCTAATTACAAATCCTGATGTATCTTTCTTAGCTTGTCCCTTAGCATACAAAGCCACTACACTATTAGGAATATCAAGAAACCTAAGGTCATCTTTGTCTCCGTCAATAACATTGTAACCCTTGTACGTGCTAGGTATACTAGCCTTGTCTTTAAATACTACTGCTATGTTAGTACTACTAGCTTGCTTAACTTGTAACACTTGGCTTGCATACTTGTCACTTGCCTCACTATAGCTAACAGTTAAGTGATAGTTACTTGGTAAGTTTTTCCTATTCAATATCTTAGTATAGTCATAGAACTGTATATCATAGCTTGCCATATCAATATAGTTTTCCCACCTAATATCACTAGTACCATTAAGCCTCACTACTGCCTTCAAACCCTTACGTTTACAGTAAGCTTGAAACCTAGTTAGGTCTTGGTTTAACTGCCTTAGAAACTCCTCTCTATGGTCTCTAAATAATATTGTCTTACGTTTCCTAGCTTGTTGCACGTTGTTAAATGCTCCACGTCCTGCAGAAAACAAACAACCTGCTTTGCATCCTGCTAGTACTGCCATAGGACAAACGTTTATACCATCTACAATATCTGCTGGAGCTAGGTATAATATAGCTGTTAAGTACTCACTACCATCACCTTTAATAGTCTTGGCATTAGTACCAACTCCCAGTAAGTTTAGTTTTATCATGGTCTTGCCTCCTAGTTGTTACTAGGTACAACGTTATAGAAAACGTTGCACTAGGTCAAGATAATTATGAAACAATATCTGCTACACCTCCAAACTTTCTAGAGGCTAGAACTGGAACAGATATGTAATAGCTTTTTTTGCCCATATGAACACCCTTAAACGTTGTACCGTTGGTAAACTCCCATCTAGATTTATACACCCTAGAACGTGATGCTAGAACGATTAAAGGCACGTTGAACAATCTTAAAGTTTTAGTCTTAAACATAGTTTTACTCCTTGTTATAGGTACACCATTGCACCTAGTAACAACTAGGGATTTGTATTGTCATCTACTCCACCCTAGTCTTGGCTAGAACTACGACCCACCTTTACACTACTAAAGGATTTTATAGGTTCTATAGCTTGCCCTTGCACAAACTTGGGAACTCTCTTGGCACTTGCCTATTTGCTTTTTCTTATTCTTAAACTCTACTTTTTTATTCTTAACTTGTCTACTTTTATTTTAAACTTTCTTTAACTTTGTTTTAAGAAGGTTGTTGCTGTAACGTTTATCTTAAAACTTAATCAAGGTTTACTTGTTTTGTTGCGATTAAAAGGCTTAGTTTCTTATGCTTTTAAAAGAAGGCTGTTATCTGTAGCCCTTGATTATCTGTAGTAGATCAGAAAAAAAAGATTAATACAAGAAAAAAGTTAAAAATAGTTAAACTTTTTTTTAACATTATATAGTATGTGAAAAAGAATAGATAGAGAGAGACATAAAGATGTGTTAAAAATGTCACACATGTTGCACTTATGTCACACATGTTCCCAGCTGGTGATGAGTGTGTTAAAAATGTCACACTAGTGTTGCAAATGAGCAACATATTTAAAGGAACGTGAACCTTTTTTAACGTGTGCGTGGGGGAGTTGGGCGTGTCCTCTAAGTTAAATACTGTTTCAGATTTTTCTACCAAAATACAACCAGTATGTTAAACTCCTAGTAGCAGCAGTAGGTCTAAACACCGTCAAACAAGTAAAACTCCCTTAAACAATGGATATCTGACCAGTATATAGTTATATATGTGAAAGGGAGTCTATCTTGGTTGTAACTTTAGAACTCTATCCAACTCTGTTGAACAGGCTTTTCCTTGCTCATATTGAGGTTGGACATGAATTTATCTAGTTCTAATTCTAGTAGTTCTTCTTTTCTACTTCTGATTTCTGTATCTGCATCAGCAGCCATCTGGTCAACCCAGTATTGGACTGCCATAGCAAGTACGTCAAGCCTGTCGTCATGGGCTAATGCTCCTCTAACTTTAGTTATACGTGTCATTTGATACGTTAACATGTACTTAATACCTACATCAGGTGGCATAGACTGTACACTATCATAGTCTTTTTGTATGACCTTAGGGTCTATAACAAGTCTATGCTGGTTCATAACAGGCTCAAGGGTATCTATAATCCTGTTTTCCTTCTGTTTACTATGTCTAACCTCTTCTAACGTACAAGGATGTGTCTTAAGTAGGTATGGTTTTAGTAGTTCTGTGAACATACCATCACCAAAGTTACTCTCAACAAGTACCATGTTAACCTTGTTTATCTTTGCTAAGTCTGTTAGGTGCTGCAGTGTACTCTCAGAGTACCCTCCTGCTACTCCTCCTGCATCAGTAACGTATAAGTATCCGTTTAACATCTTAACCACTGCATAAGCTGTCTCATCACTACCTCTACCAGAGGGGTCAATAGCTAATATAGAGCCTTGATAGTCTAACCTACCTATAGTATCTTCTGGAGCATAGAACTTATCACCTGCTAAACCTACGTTAGGAATGTCTAACATGGGTTTCATAATACCATAGACAACTTTCTCAGGAGCAGTATCTTTATCACAGCTATACACGATTAAGTCACTTAACTTGAGTGGGTATTTGTTGGAGTCACTCAAAGATGTGTCTAACATAAACTGCAATGCAAAACCTGAACGACCATAAGACAGTTCTCTTTCTAGTAAATCTTCATCATCAAACCTCTTAGGGTCTGTAGGAAGCCCATACAGAGACTTTTGCTCTTTTTGGAGGGAATCATACAGGAGAGGTGCTAACCTACCCCCATAGGCTTTCTCTGCTCGTTCTAGAGTAGGGTAACGTGCTGTCCATATCCTCATGTCATAGCCACGAGACAGCAGTATGTTGTATAAGGACATCTCATTCTGAGGTGTACCTAAGTAAATAATCTTGCCATTAGGCTTTAACACAGCATCAAACTCTTTAACAGTCTCGTATAACTTCTCTCTCATCATGTGAGTCATGGAGTTGTTAGGGACTTCAACGTCATCTGCAATGATTATGTCTGCTCTAGAACCTGTTAGCTGTCCTGTGACCCCTACGGACTTCACTGAGGGACTTCCAGAGGCTTTGGCTGGTGCAACATCAAAAGCTATCTTAGACCATCTCTGACCGTCTCTAGCAACGAGGTGTTGGCACATAGGAAGCTCAACAATGATACGTTGTGTAAAGGTGGAGAAGTCATCTGCACGTGCTTTAGAAGCTGATACAACCATAAACTTTAGTTCAGGGTTAAGTAGTAGCTGATGTACTACGTATGCAGCAGTGATGTAAGACTTACCTACACCACGAAAAGCTTCTATTATGCTACGTTTTGGACTGTTTTGTAGATAGTTAGCTATGTCATACTGTATGGGAGTGGGTTCAGGTAAGCCTAAGTGTGACCATACTAAGTATGTAAAGTTTCTAAAATCATGTAGTTGTTTTGGAATGTTAGTCATCATACACCACATGTACTGGATGGTCATGCACATCTTCTGCTTTAGCCCACACAGCATTGATAGGAGCTACGTTAAACTGGAATGTAACTTCGTTTGTCTTATGATTAGAAGTTGCACCATCTATAAGAAAACCACTTGTAGGAGCTGTTGTATCTGTACCAAATCCT